TTCCAAAGCAGATATAATAATCAATAAAAAATATTACTGTGCAACGCATGGTATAAAATTACAGAGGTAATATGGAGAAAGCAGTTACTGAGGCGAGGACAAGATCGCCAGAAGAAAAAATATGGATAGGTATAATTCAACAAGCATTTGAAGATGCATTTGAAATAGGTGTAGGACACAATCTATCTATCGCAGAAATATCACAAGCTAGAAATTGGTTTTATAGTAAAGCTTGTTCTGAAGCGTGTGATCATGTAGGTACAACTCGTGATCATATATTAAAATTATATAATACTCTATCAACTAGATATAAAACTGGACTTATAACTAAAGATGATTTAAGATTAGCAATAAGAAGATTGGAGTTAAAAATATGAAATCAAGATTAAAATTAATAGAGGGTAAGATAGGTACACTATCTAATCCCAGTAAGATGCCCTCTTATGCGTGGGGTATACCCATACAATATTGTGTGACAGGTAGTAAGTTAGCATTACAAGAAGGAACTATCTGTAATAAATGCTATGCAGGTAAAGGCTGTTATGTATTTCCTATGGTCAAAGCTATGTATGAAAAAAGATATCAAGCTATAGAGTTACCAGAGTGGGTAGATTATATGGCAGAACTACTAACCATAAAGTATAAAAACATAACAAAATCAAAGAGATACCACAGATGGTTTGACTCTGGAGATGTACAATCTTTTTCACATTTGATGAAGATATTTGAGGTGTGTGAACTTACACCACATATAAGATATTGGTTAGCTACTAGAGAGTATCAAATAGTAGACAAGATTAGAGAAGAAGATGTACCAAAGAATTTATGTTTGCGTGTATCAGCAATCAAAGTAGATAGCCCACCCCCTAAGTTTTGGAAGTGGACATCTGGTGTACACAAAGATAAAAGACACAAGGGTAGAGAATGTCCTGCACCAAAACAAAATGGTGAGTGTGGAGATTGTCGTGCTTGTTGGAGTCGATCAATTAAACAAGTAAGTTATAAGGAGCATTAATATGGCAAGTGATAGTTCAGAAAGAATAGATGATTATTGTAGAGAAAAATATGGTCATACTAATTGGGGTTACCTATCAACATACGAAGACCACGAGTTAGAGCATGCTCAAAAATGTGGTTCAGATTATGTTGTTGAAGGTGGTATAGTGTATTGGATTGATCCAGTAGAAGATGAGGAGCATTAATGAAAAAACAAAAATGGATAGGTTTTAAGAAACCTAAATTTATAGGTATTGACTTTGATTGCAAAGGCAATCCTTTAATTGAATGGAAAGAAGCATTAAAATTAAAAATAGATAGAGATACAGTTGGCTATGATTTTAAGGTTGTTGCTTATAAAAAAATACAAAGTTGTATGGAGGACGAATGAGTAATTGTTATGACCATAGTATAAAAAAAGATATGATGGATAGCTATTGTTGGAATAGTAAAGAAGAAGCAAAAGCAAATGTCTTACAAAACTATAAAGAGTTAAGACAATGGTATGAAAGAGAATGTGAAAAATATAAAAGACCATTAGGTGGAGACGAATCATTTGATAAATGGTACGAGGAATACACTGGTGGAACATGGGAGGATAACAATGATACTTGATGATCAATATATAACAAAGGATATGTTTAAAGCAAATAGTTACAGAGGTAATTATTATGCACATAAAAATGCAGTAATGTATGATTTACAAAATGGAAAACAAAATGTAGTTTGTTTCTGTGATAATATTCATACGGCACAAAGTATTGTTGAGGGGTTAAACCTAATAGATAATCTTGAAGCAAGTGGGGCAGAATTAAATCAACTAAATAAGGATAAAAAATGAAAGAGTATACGTTTGTAAGAGGTAGTGGAGATAAAAAAGTTATCGAAGCTATGAGTTTAAAAAAGGCAATAAAAAAATATGATGGTAAACCAGAGGATAAGGACGACAAAACAGTTGTAACTTGGACTAGTAAAAAGGGTAATGACAGTTTGAAGATTGTCTATTTACCACACATATCTAGAAAAGAAAGAAAGGGTAAACTATGAGTTATGCAGATGAGATAAAAAAAATTTTAAAAAATCACTATGAGTGGTGTAAAGAAAATGGTAGAGATACATCATGGTATAGTGGATATAAACGAGTAAGCACAAGAAAAAAGGTAGATCAATGTTCGAGTGGAAACACCCAAAATATTACAAAGAGTTAAAAAAAAATTTGACAAAAGAAAACTTTTCTGATAAGGGGGAAGAAGATGAAAAAATACAAAGTAAGAATATTCGGAAAGGGAATAGACGCAAAAGCTATAATCCCATTTCCTTGCGAGCCAACAAACGAGATGCTTGAAAATGCTGTTGCTGAATATCTAAACGAGGGATTGATGAAGATAGAGTCTGATGATTTCTATTCTAAAGATAAACATACAATTCTTTACGAGGAAATTTAGATTGAATTACAGGCAACAGTTAGAAGTTATAAAAGGTTTAAGCATACCCTCTGAAACTCAAACAAGAATGGATTGTCCATTCTGTAATGGTAGAAATACTTTGTCTATTGATACAACTGAAAATAAAATAGGTTGGTATTGTTTTCATTCAGCGTGTAACGCAAAAGGTAAACATCAAGGAGAAAAGAATATGCATTATGTAGACAGAGTATTTCATGGCAATCAAACACTACACATAGAAGATACAGAATTTAAAATACCAGATAGTTTTCAATCAATATATTCAAACGAAAAAGCAATGCGTTGGCTATCCAATAATAATTGTTGGGAGTCTTGGTCTTGGGGTAGAGCAGATTTTAAATATGACGTAAAACAAAATAGAGTTGTGTTTTTAGTTAAAAATAGGATATCACATAAAATAGTTGGTGCAGTAGGTAGATCATTAAATAAACAAGATTTTCCTAAATGGTTTATGTATGGCAATAAAGATGTTCCATTTAAATGTGGTGAATGTAGTGACGCAGTAATTGTAGAAGATTGCCCATCAGCTTGTGCAGTATCAAATATATTAACTGGTATTGCTATCATGGGTACTAAATTAAAATCAGTACAGAAGTCACACTTGAAACCCTATAAAAATTTATATATATGTTTAGATAGAGATGCTACAACAAAATCATATGACATGGCAAAAGATTTAAGATCATCTGGATTTGAAAATGTAATAGTAAAACCTTTAGAAGATGACTTAAAGTATTTTAACACAGAACAAGTAAGGGAGATATTTTATGGATGATGAAATGAAAAAAGAAATATTAGACAACTGGAATAGTTGGAAATATGATATAGCAGATATGAATAGATCTGAATGGACACAAAGAGATCAATCAATATTAGATGCAATAGATTTATTATTAAGAAAGGAGTACGGAGATGTCAGTAAATCTTGATAGAGGACCAGATGATCTTGAGGAGATTATAGATAAACAAAAAAAGATAATTGATTATCTAAAAAAACAAACTAGAAAATGTGATAATAAATTTACAACATTTGTTAAGTATAGAGCAGAAGAACTTATGGCTCTTTATGCAGAGGTAAAGAGATTAAAGAATGAAAATGAAAATATGAGATTAAGTAAAATTAAATTACAATTTGAGATAGATAGATTAAAAGAGGGGAGTAAATGATAGAAAAGCAAATGATTAGGCTTATGCTTAATAAAAAATTTTATACACAATACAAAGGTACATTATCTCCAACAGTATTTGCAGGAGATATAAGTTCTTTGTATGATACTATACAAAAAGCACATGATAAATACCAAGAGGATATAAAGATTGATGAGTTATATTCTTTGCATACTACAATATTTAATCCTGCATTAACTCGTGCTGCAAAAGAAAAGTTTAGTGAATTAGTTGAAGATATCAAAGAAGTACAGGAGCCTAGTAAGGAGATAGCAAAAGATATAATGCGTATATTATCTGATAGAGATCTTGCACAGAGAATAGCAGTAGAGTCTACAGAAATATTTAATGGTAAGGAAGCAAACTTTAGTGAGATAACAACCATGATAGAAAAACATAAACATGGTATTGATGAGGAAAAAGTTACTGCAGTTACCCATAACATAAATGATGTTCTAACTTCTTTAGAAACAATATCTAGATGGAAATTTAATATACCTATTATGAAAGAGAATGTGGGTGGTATAGGTGGTGGTAATCTTATGATTGCATTTGCTAGACCAGAGACAGGTAAGACAGCTTTCTGGGTTAGTTTATGTGCAGGACCAAATGGTTTTGCAGAACAAGGTGCAAAGATACACGCATTTATAAATGAAGAACCTGCTGTCCGTACACAGATGAGGGCTATATCTTGCTATACTGGTATGACTAGAGAACAAATAGTAGATAATTTAGATACAGCACAATCTTATTGGAATGAAATAAAAGATAATATATCTATGTTTGACACAGTTGATTGGTCAATGGATGATATAGATGCACACTGTGAAAAACATAAACCAGATATTATTGTTATAGACCAGTTAGATAAAATAAATGTTACAGGAACATACGCAAGAACAGATGAGAAGTTAAGGCAGATATACACAGCAACAAGAGAGATTGCAAAAAGAAGAGACTGTGCAGTGATAGCTATATCTCAAGCGTCTGCTGATGCACATAATAGAAACAGTATTTCGTTTGACCAAATGGAAAATTCTAAAACTGGAAAAGCTGCCGAAGCTGATTTAATTATTGGTATAGGTAGAAATGCAAACAGTGACTTAGAAAATAAAATAAGAACATTATGTATAAGTAAAAATAAAATAAATGGTTATCATGGAGAGCCTGTGTGTACCATTAGAAGGGAAATAAGTAGGTATGAGGTATAGA